CCCATACACCCCGACGAAATAGCGGCCATGCGCTCTGATATGACAGAGCAGCGGTATGCACAGGAAGTGCTAGCAGCCTTCCTAGAGGACGCGGGGGGGGTATTCAGGAATGTAGCCCTCTGTGCCACCGGCAAGCCCGCAGAACAGCCCACAGCGGGCCATATGATACTGATCGGCGTGGATTGGGGCAAGTCTGGTGACTTCTCAGTGTTCAGCGTGTTTGATGCGACCGCACGTAAGCAGCTGTGGTTAGACCGCTCGAATAAGATCGATTACGCCCTCCAGTATGGGCGCTTGAACATCCTCAACCAGCGCTACAAGCCGATCGCCATTATCCCCGAGCTAAACAGTATCGGCATCCCCAACGCAGAGCAGCTTAAATTGATGGGCATGCCGGTGCAAGGCTTTACCACGACGAACGCCAGCAAGGATCAGATCGTCAACGCCTTATCTCTGGCTCTCGAAAAGAAGGACATAGAACTCCTAGACGACCCGATACAAACGGCCGAGCTACAGGCGTATGAAATGCGCCGGCTGCCCTCGGGGGTGTATCAGTACAGCGCCCCGAGCGGCCTACACGATGACATTGTGATAGCTGATTGCCTGGCTTACCACGGTGCTAACAGCCCCGCTAGCAGCCTTATGGATTACTACCGCCAGCGCGCCCAAGCGCGCCAGCAAGGGGGATGACATGGCAGAGCAAGTACCGAGTGTTGGACGGATTGTGCATTTCGTATATGGCGATCGGCACGTTCCGGCGATCGTTATCGACCCCGAGCAGAACGATGGGGAACACAAAACCCAGGCGCTACAGGTGTTTACGGTCGATGCAGGTTCGTTCATGACGTTTGCCGATTATGACGGTGATTGGTTAGCGCCGGGTACCTGGCACTGGCCCGAGTATGTGGCACCGAAAAGCATTCCGGCCATTACATACCACAGTGGATCGGCATAAAGGGGGATAACTTGGATAACGAACTAGCCCAAGAGCTTGTCATGCTTCGCACGCTGCTTATTGCAGCGGTGCGCGAACACGGCCCGATCAAGCTGAGCCTTGACAAGTGGCTTGATACCGACCATGGCGACTGGGCACCGCAAGTGACACAGACCGATGAGCATATTGTGATCGACGCGATCGTGATGGGCCAGGTAGTTGAGGCTGCGTAATGCCGAACATTCCCGCAGGCGTGCAAGTTAAAGACTTATCCAGCTTCGCTAGCCGCATCTCAGCCGCATGGGACGCGCTCAATGGGCGCGCCTTTGGGCCGGGCGTGCCTATCCAGCCCGCAGGCGATGAGCAAGAGCAGACTCAAGGCCCACGCCAGTACCAGTACCCGATCAGCTTCAACACGCGCTACCAGCCTCGGGGCGAAAGCTCGGAGCTATTACCGTTTCAGCAGCTGCGCAACCTCGCACGCATGTACGACATTGCCGCGCTCTCGATTGCTACTCGCATCGAGGAATTGCAGGGCGTCAAGTTCTCGATCGTGGCGCGGGATAAGAAGCGCCAGCAAGAGCTACAGAGCGTATGCGATGAAGTTGAGGCGTTCTGGCAGTACCCCGATAAGCTGAACGACTTCACATCCTGGCTGTCAATGCTCTTGCGCGATCTCTTCGAGATCGACGCGCCAACCATTTATAAGCGCCTTGACGTTGGCGGCCGGCTGCACAGCCTTGAGCTAGTCGATGGTAGCACGATCAAGCCCCTGCTAGACGATCGGGGCCGGGTGATCAGCTACCAGCAAATCTTGTATGGCCGCCCATTTTCACAGTATGGGCGCGATGGGAATGTCCCTGAGGAAGATGCGCCGCTTGAGTTCGGGCCGCAAGAGCTAATCTACCGCCCGCGCTACCCTAAGACTGATAGCCCCTACGGCACGCCCCCTACTGAGTGGGTCATCCTTCGAGTGAACACCGCGTTGCGCAAGCAAACGCAGGACTTAACCCACTTTACGGACGGCAATATCCCGGCCGGGCTGGCTAGCCCGCCTGATGGCCTGATGCAGCCCGATCAGCTCAGGCAATTTGAGGAATGGTTTAACGCTGACTTGGCCGGCGATGATCGAGCGCGCAACCGCTTGAAGTTTCTGCCGTTCAAAGCTGACATTAAAGAGTTTCAGCCGTTTCACTATGGCACCGAGATAGACGAATGGATGATGAAGATCACCTGTGCGGCGTTCGGTGTCAACCCGGCTGAGATGGGCTTTGTCGAGGATGTCAACAAAGCCAACGGCGATGCGCAGGCCGAGCTTACCTACCGGCGCGGCATCAAGCCGCTTTCGGTGTGGCTCAAACAGATGTTCGATCGCATCATTCAGCAGGACATGCAGCACCCCGAAATCGAATGCATGTTCGACTTTGGCGAGGCCAACGATACGCTCATGCAGGCGCAAGAGGATCAAATCTACTACCAGGCCGGCGCTATAAGCTCTCAGGAGCTACGCACCATGCGCTACCCTGATCTAGAGGGGCCGGCCCCCACGCCGCCCGCTGTAGCCCCGCCTGTGGGCTTTGGGGGTGCGCCGGCTGGCGGGGCCATGTTTCCCGGCAAAGTTGCGAAAGGCAAGCGCCAATACTGAGGATGACCCGCAGGCCAACGAGCGACTCAAGGCTGAGGAAGCGGCGCGGAAAGTCTTTACACTCGCCTACGCTGCTCAAGCCAAGCGCATCGCGGCCAAGCTCAAGGCATCGGGCGGCCAGCCCCCAAGCTGGAAAGGGGAAGCCGAGCAACTAGCACAGGCGGTGATGCCGTTCTACGAGCAGACCGCTAGCGCGGCTGCTCAATCCGCCCTCAGCCAGCTACCCGTAACGGTCGATTGGGATATGGTCAACGAACCTGTCAAGGCCCTTGCGCGGGCGCGTGCGGCATCGTTCGGTGATGAGGCTACAGCCACTAGCCAAGAGCGTACAGCGGCGCGTATAGCCGACTGGATAGAGCGCGGCGGAACGATGAAGGAACTGATCGAGAGCGTTAGCGAAGTGTGGAGCGGGCCAAGGGCTGATGTAGCGGCGGCCACTGAAGTAACCGACCTCTACAGCGCCGGCAACCTTGCGGATCAGGATTGCGCACAGGCCGCTGGTGATGGGCCATACGACCTAGACGATGACGATCACCGCCCGCCGCTGCACCCGAACTGCCGCTGTTGGGTGACGCCTGTGGTCAAGAAACCGGGGGAACTATGAAACGCTTAATCATTGTGCTGGCCTTAGCATTATGCTCCTGCGGCGCTGTAACGTCACAGGAAGCCGCTAGAGCTACGACCATGCCCAACCCGACGAATATACCGGCTACGCCCGGCCCAAGCCCCACGCAGCCCCCGAGCGCCTACCCCGCGCCTGATCCTGCGTATCCTGCACCAGCACAGCCGAGCGCGCCAGCGCATCGGCGGCATTCGCCTACTGCCGTACCAAATGGCCTAACGTGTGAGCGCTGCTAGTGCAAATCGACATCCCCAACCTTAAGCCCCTGCTAGATGCGGTCGACCGCTACCCCGAGATCGCCAGCCCGATCATGCGAGAGGCGACGTATGCGGCGCTGCTCACCTTGATCCCTGATCTCGCTACCTACCCGAGCCAAGAGCCAACCAGCTACCGGCGTACCGGCACGCTCGGCCGCCTGTGGGCGGCGGCTCAGCCTGAGTATACCGATCAGTCAAACGGCTTCGAGGCTCGGATAGGGAACAGCACACCGTATGGCCCATTCGTCCAAGGCGGCCCCGACGATGAGCAGCCCCAAACTCAGGTGATGGCCGACAAGGGTTGGTCGAATGTAGGGGATGTGCTTACCGCGCATCAGGGAACGTTTGACGCCTACCTAGAGGCGGCCTTGAACCGCGTGTTACTCGTTATCGGTGGGCATTAGGGGCAACTGCTGGCGCTTGCGGGCATCGCGCAAATACTTTACAGCCCGCATCAGGCCAGCGGGGGTATCGCCTAGCGAACCTATCGCAGCGTTGCACTTACCACACAACAGCCCGCGCACAACCCCGGTTTCGTGGCAATGATCTACCACCAACTTTTTAGGACCGCCGCCCTTTTGGCAAATAGCACACAAGCCACCTTGGGCTTCGAGCATGGTTGTGTATTCTTCAGGCGTCAATCCATAGATACGTTTGCGATTGTACTCGGCAATGCGGGTTTTTTGTTCTGGATTCAGATTATACGATCGGTTGTATTCGGCCTGGCGAGCGCGATACTCGGGGTTTTCGGCATACCGTTTGCGCCTCGCAGCGGCATTGCGCGCTTTATATTCGGGCGTTGCACGATGCTTTTTAGCAGCTTCCTTGCGCCGTGCTACATAGTCCGAGTCTTCACTCCGCTTGCGATAGTATTCGGCATGATACTTCTTCCGTTCTTCCGGTGTGCTCATATAGCCTCCACATACCACTAGATAGGGCTACATTATACATCCAAACGGATGTAGAGTCAATACCTGATTTGCAGATTGGGAGTGCTTAACATGCTGCTGCTGTTCCTGTATGCCATTATCGCAGGCTTCTTAGCCTGGTGTGTGTCGCAGCTTACCAATAGCGCCGGCTTCCCGGCCTGGCTGGTGTTCACCCTCTATAGTGCCACGCTGGTGTTTGTGTTCTGGTACCTCTCGACTGTTGGCCTACCCCTCTAGACACACAAAAGCGGCTAGCGCGATCAGCGCGTAGCCGCCCTGGCTAACTGGTACTGGATCGATTAGAGGCTGTGCGGAACCGTGGTGCTGTAAGCACAGAGTCCGCCTTAAGCATTCGTAGCGAGATACGTCAACTCTGCCCCTGTAGGCCGCTTCGGTCGCTCTCGCGCCTCGCTCTTTATTTGGTGGAAGGGGGATGAGATAATTATAAAACCCACCCCCAATTTTGTATATAAGAGAAGTGTTAGATTCTGGTGATAAACACCTGATAAAAGGTTTACCATAATGGCAACCCGTAAATGGTCATCGCAGCTCACCATCACCAAGATCGACCAAGAGCAGCGCTTGGTTGAGGGCTTCGCAAGCTCTGAGCGGATCGACAGCCAGGACGATATTGTTGATGCTCAGGCGATGAAGGACGCGCTGCCTGAGTATATGCAGTATGCCAACCTCAGAGAGATGCACCAAGGGCCAGACGGCAAGCCTGAAACATCAGCCGCAGGCACGGTGATCAAGGCTGAGGTGATCGACGGCGATATAGAAGTAGGCGGTATCACCTATAAAAACCCTTTACACATCATCTGTAAAGTGGTCGATGATGCGGCATGGGAGAAAGTCAAAGCAGGGGTTTACAAAGGCTTTTCCATCGGTGGCAAGATCGTCAAGGCCATTCGAGAGAGTATAGATGGCAAATCAATCAGGCGGATTGTGAAGATCGCGTTGTATGAGATCAGCTTGGTTGACCGGCCCGCCAACGAGGACGCGAGAATACTAATGTGGAAAGGGTTTGACATGTCCGATCTTGAGAAGGCGGCCGGCGATGCTGATCTGAGCAAGCCGATCGCAGGTATCCAGGCCGCACGCAATGCGGCCGAGATTGCAGGCGACTTGGACGGCGCTAACCTGCTTACGCAGGCGATTGC